GTTACAGCCTCATAATTCAGGCAATCAAAATATGGATTATGGCATATTTTACGACACAATAGCAAAGTATGTATGCGGAGCAAGCGAAATACCTCATGAAGTTGTGATGATGGTTTTCGGAAATAATTTTTCTGCATCAAGAGCCAGTCTAAAAATGTTTGAGGAAATACTTTCAACGCATAGAGCTTATTTTGCGATGCAGTTTAATCAGCCAGTTTATGAATCGTTTTTAATTTATTATGTTTCGCTTGGGTATATAAACTCAAGAGGGATATTAAACGCCTATTTATCAAAAAGAACAATAGTTTTAGAGTCGTTTTTTGTAGCGAGATTTTTCGGAAAGCCAATACCTCATATTGACCCTAAAAAAGAAGTTGATGCGAGCATATTGAAAATTAAAAACAATCTTTCAACATACGAAAAAGAAACCGAAGTATTAGGGTGTGGCGATTTTGAAGAAAACATGAAACGCCTTAGCAAAGAAGTGGAAATGACGCCTTTTAAAAACGAAACAATAGACGGTGAAGGCGATGAAGAAGAAAACGGAGAAGAAGATTTGCCAAAACAAAAAAACAAAGAAGACGAGGGGGATTAAACTATGGCAAGAAGAACACAGAAGCCAATAGACGATTTAGAAGTAATCAAAGAAGAGATTGAGGCGATTGAAGAATTAGTTTATGAAACTAAGCCTAAAAAATGTCATATATGCCTTTCAAATGTTGAAAAGGTAAAAGAAGATTATAAATGTTTAAATAAAAACTGCGTAGGTTCATTATGAAGCAAATATCATTAAGTGGCGTTGTAGGTTGGGATATTTATTCAGCAGATTTAAACAGAAAACTAAAAGAAGCCAACGGTGAAGATGTAGAAATATTCATTGATTCGGTCGGCGGTTCAGTTTTCGAGGGAATAAAGCTATATAATTTAATCAAAAATTACAAAGGCAAAAAGACAGCAATATTAAGCGGTATTTGTGCAAGTATGGGGTCATATATACCTTTAGCATGCGACAAAGTTTTGATTGAGAAAAACGCCGTTTATATGATTCATAATCCTTGGAGTGTAGGCGTAGGCGATTACAGAGATATGAAAAAGCAAGCTGAAATATTAGAAGGATTAAGAAACCTTTTAAGCGATGTTTATATAACAAAATCAGGTAAAGCCGAAAAAGAAATAAAAAAGATTATGGACGAAGAGGGTTGGTTTTTTGGTCAGCAGATAATCGAAAATAAATTTGCTGATGCGATTTATGAAGGCACAATTGAAGATGTGAAGACTGTAAAAAAAGAAGACGAAGACGATGAAGGATATTCAATGAGAATAAAGGCAATGGCAAAAATAATGATTGAAGAAGCAAAAGACAAATCAAAAGAAATAGACAACGAAGACGATATAAAAAGTATTTTGAATTTAGTTTCAGGGGAAAATGTCACAAAACAACTAAAAACGGAGGGTAAAATGACATTGGAAAAACTCAAAGCGGAACATTCCGAAATCTACAATGCCGTATTTGTAGAAGGAATTAACGCAGAGAAAAAAAGGGTCAATGCACATTTAGCATTAGCTGATGTTGCAAGCAAGGACATAGTCCTTAATTTTATTAAAGAGGGTAAAAGTATTAACGATGAAGATGTTCAAGCTGAATACCTCAAATGCAGATTGCAATCTGATGTTCAAAAAAAGATAGCCGCTGAAAAAGACGAAGAAACTGAATTGAACACAGCTACAAAGCCAGATGTGCAAAAAGCAAAAGAGGAAGAAGAAGTTAAAAACATTTTAGCAATTTACGAAAGACTATAAGGAGAAAAAATGCCAAATCCAGAAATTACAAATGTTAATTCTTCACAAGCGTTCAAAATGAATTGTGTATTTGATGACAGATCCGTTGAGGTCGCAGCAAATACTGATTTAGCAGTAGGAACAGTTTTAGGAATAATCACGAAATCAACAGAAACAAATCAGGGTTCTTATGGGGAGTTTAGTACAGCAAAATCAAACGGTCTTGAAATTCCAGTTGCAGTATTGGCACAGGCAGTTTCAAACGCAACAGGTGCAGCCGTTAAAAAAGTAAATGTAAGAGTATGCTTACAAGGGCAAGTTGACGGCGAGAAACTTGTTTTAGCAAATTCAGCTACATTGAATACGCTTTGTGCATCTGGAAAAACAGTAAAAGACGAGCTAAAAGCCGAAGGCATTATAGCTCTTAATATTCCACAAGGGAATATCTAAAAAAAGGAGTGATTAAATGGTTATAAGTTCACACAGACAGGCAATGTTGCAGATTTTAGAAAGAGAGTCACCAAAGTTTAGCTTTTTGACTTCTTTTTTTCAATCTCCAGAAACAAATGTGAAAAAATCGCCTTATATCTCTATTGATATTAAAGGCAATAAAAGAAATTATGCAGTAGATATTGTTCCAGGTACAGGCTCACGCTTAAAGAAAAGAACAAAATATACTAATAAAATGTTTGCTCCTCCTGCATATAAAATGGCAACTATTTTAGATGCCGAAGAATTGAATTTTAGACCAGCAGGATTAGTTCCAACAGATGCAGAAAAGCAATCATACGCACAACAGGCAACGGCTATAATGGCAAGTGATATGGTTGAGATAGCAGGCGATATAACAAGAGCTATCGAGAAACAAGCAAGAGATGCTTTCTTTAATGGTTCAGTTACATTGGTTGACGGAACAGTAATCAATTTTGGTAAATCTGGAACGCACAACACAGGAGTTTCAACTAAATGGGATAACGCAAGCGGAGACCCAATGGCTGATATTGCTTATCAATGTGATTTGATTCGTAAAGATGCAAATCTTTCTGCGACATCTTTTGATTTAATACTTGATGAAGTTAGCTATAACGCTTTCATCAACAACGCAAAAGTAAAAGCATTAGGTGGATTCCAAAAGAACAATATGAATTTGATTTCTTTGTCAATGCCACAAGGTGTAAATGCCGAAGGTGCAACTCTTCATGGAGTAGTAGCTTGCGGAGTAAATACAGTTTATGTATGGGTTTACACAGGTTTTTACGATATCCCAACAGGATACGGATTAGCCAACGAAGGAACAACAGTAAGCTATATGCCAGCAAAAAGCGGGCTTTTGATTGCAAGAGGTGCAAGATTTGATTTAGTATTCGCAGGAATACCAAGACTTGTAAAATTTGACGGTTCTGGATTGTTGCCAATGGTTCCAAATGTAATTGCTTCAAGGATGGAGCCTTTCGTTGTGGTTGACCAAGAAGGGGAGTCAGTTAAGTATGGTTTAGAGTCAAGACCTTTGACAATACCAACAGAAATTAACGCATTTTCAACATTTACAGGAATTATATCGTAATGAATATTGGAGTAGGCTTCTCAATGTTGGATAGTCATAAAAGAGCTTTTTTGATACATGGCAATCCTTTTTCTGTAAGTTGTCAGCTGATAAATACAGAGAAAGGCAATGTATCTCAAGGTTCTTTGAATGATGATTCTGATACATTGAGAGGCTTACCCTCTCAAATTGGGCTAACAATATCAGCAGATACAGGGCTTGGAACAGTAGGAAAGACAGTCGAGTTTTTGCTTGATATAAATGATGTAAAGATTGGAGAACCTATTAAGGGGTGGAGATTGATTTTTCCAGACCGACAAGGTAATCGCCAGCAGTTTGTTGTAGAAGAGAATATCCAAGATGACACGATAGGCGTTTACAGACTTAGACTATCAAGGGCTACACAAGAAGGAAAAGTAAACAGAATACAAAGAAGGGGTTGTTAAGTGGCACTTAAATATTTAATACAGCCTATGAATTTTATGCTTGTAAAAAACGCTATTGCGAGTTTGATTTTAAACGAAAGAGATAATCAAATATTGTTGGCAGAGCAAGCGGGGAAAACAGATGATGAAATAGCCAATGACTTTGATTTTACTGTTTATAATTCATTGTGGAGACCGCTAGATGTCAAAGGAATGAGTGCTGTGGCAGTTTATTTTGATAATTCAAGTTTTCCAACAAACAGGCAATACGGCGATGAAAACTGGTCGGAAGCTAATTTTAACATTGATTGTTTTGCAGTAGGTCAAAACGGCATAAATGATTTTGGAGAAGTTTCAATCACAGCCGAAGAAGCCGCGGACAATAGATTGAATTATTTGATTTCACAGATTTATAAAATTGTATGTGCTGAAAGATACTGGGATAAAAACAGCAACGGTATTGTAAAAAATCCTTTTATAGTTTCAGTAAACAGAATTATAGAACTGGGAATGGAGAACGAGGAAAGTGTTGTTTTGGGTGCAAGAATAACATTAAGATTAGAGTTTAACGAGCCAACCGAGCAAATAGAAGGCGTAGAATTAAAGAACTTAATATTCAATCTAAAGATTAGAGATGAATTTATAAGTGAGTTCGTATCAATAATAAAAGAAGGGGGATAAATGGCAATAGAGAAAGGCTTAGACCCTAAAGCAAAAGCAAGTGTAACATCTATAATCTTTAAACAAAGAACATTAGAAAAAGCGGCAGTTGCAAGGGATGAAATAATCGCAGTTATCGGACAATTTAAAACTGGGAAGACAGGCGTTGTAGGAAATATTCCAGTATTAGGAACAGGAATACCAGAAGATGACGCAGTTAGATTTGGTTATGGTTCACCGCTTCATTTAGCTTCAAAAAAGCTATATCCAAGAAACGGAAACGGTGCAAAAGTGCTTGTATATTTTGTGCCACTTGCAGATGACAATTCTGCAACCGCTGCAACAGGCTCAATTGTTGTAGTTGGTGCGGTAGAAAAGGCATTTACTTTGGTATTCAAATACAGAGAAACTGAATTTGAAAGTGCGGCAGATGCTTGCGGAAAAATTGCAACAAACGCACAATTAAACCCAGCAAAAGCTCCACGAGGTATAAACCTTGACAATTTCAAAGTAATATCATTTGGTATTCCAATGCCTAAAGGTATTGACGATGAGGCAGTAATTGACAGAATTATAGCCGAGCTTGCCGAACGCCCAGATGTTCCATTTACTTATGTTAAAGGTGTTGACGGAGAAAGTAATCCAAAGATTACCTTTACGGCAAAATGGAAAGGAGTTGACGCTAACAAGATAAAAATTGAGGCAGTTGACCAGAATGGAAACGCTATAACTGATGCAGTTTATGGATTAGATGTAACAGTATTAGGAATGGCAAGCGGTGCAGGCAATTCAGATATTCAAACAGCCTTAGACAATTTAACAGAAGAGTTTTTGGTAACAAGAATTGTTACGCAGAATAATGATGAAACTTCTTTAGACCAAATTCAAGCATGGGGCGAGGCAATGAGAGACGGTTTAATTTCACAAATTGCCGTTGCATATCATGGTTATGAATACCCAGAAAGTGAGACAGTTTCAGGAACAGTCGATGTAGATGCATTAGTTACGCTTGCAGATAGCAGAAGTGAAGATGCTGTAAATATCATGATTGGTGGAAACTATGCAAAAGAATTGAGATCATTAACTTGGCAACAAAGAGATTTGTTGTTAAAGAAAGGAATTTCAAACATTCCAGTTTTATCAAACGGAAAATACAGACTTAAAGATGTATGCACATTCTATCATCAAGCAGGGGTTTTAAACTCAATACTTGCTTTTGATAGAGATTTATGCGTATTGGGTAACATCGCCTATGACTTGAGATTTGTTTTTGATTATGGACCAAGCTGGCAGTCAGTAGTTTTGGTTTCAGACGATGAACAAACTAATAATCCAGCTGCAAGGTCAGAAAGAGACATTAAAGCAGAAGTAAATAAGCGTATAGCTTTTTATGGACTTGCTGCATGGCTTACAAACACAGCCGAAGCACAGGAATTAACAGAAGTTGAAATTGATGATTTAAACCCAAACAGAGTAAATATCAATATTAACGGACAGCTTTCAGGGGTAATGAGAATAACAGACATTGTCAATAAATTAGGCTTTTATTTCGGAAGCTAAGGAGGAATGAATGGCTGGTTCACCAAGAAACATTAAACTAAACGGCAGAGCATTCGGATTAGCAGCCGATTTAGAGCCAAAAATACAAGTTGGCGGTAGATATATTGCTGAAGTTGTAGCTTATGGCGATGGAATCCATGTTCCTGTAGAGTTAGAGCAAACAGGAAAGATTACTGATTTACAAGTAAGACTTAAAGCAGAAAATGGAGACCATGAAGCATTTGATGCTTTAGCAAAACAAAAAGAAATATCAATAGTCTATAACGGTTCTATGTCATCATATCAAGGCGTAGGGGTTATAGTAGCAGGTACAGAAGGGTTGTTTAAGAACGACAATAAAGACAATTCGGAAACATTTTCTTTGGTTGCAACTATTGGTAAATTTACACGCATATAAAAAAAGAGGCAATGAATGGATATAAAATTGGTATTCTCAAAAGAAAGAGCAGAAGAAATGTTACAAGAAGTATTAGATGCCTTTGAGAAAAGAGGTTCTAAAATAGACGAAATAACAGGATTTTCAGCCAACGAAGAAAAAGCCGTACAACTTGAAATAGTTAAGAAACAACTTCTTCAAGGGTTTATGATTGGTGCTTTGACTTTTGATAAACCGAATAAAAAGCTAAGACAGAAACTTTTTTCACCGCTTGAATGTGGCGATGCAAAAGTAGAAGAACTATGCTTTATTAGAGGTCTAAAAATGCATCAGTTATTACATATAACAGGGCAGAAAGGAGAAACGCCTGATATTTTAGACCAAATAGAATCAATGACAAACACATCAAGAAAGTTGCTTTGCGAACTTCAAGATGTGGATATGGAATTTGCAACGGCAATAGGCGGACTTTTTTTATCATAGTTCTCCCTATCTATTTTAATTTGTTTATGCTATTGGTTCTTGAAAAAGCCGATAGCATAAGCAACTTAGAAAACTTAACGATGGAGCAGGTTGAGTTTTACGGTAGGATATGGGAGGCAGAGGGAAAAAATATGAAACGAGAGATTGATAAAATAAAGGCGTAAAAATTATGAATTATTCAGTATTTACAAAGTTTAAAGCGATAGATGCAATGACTCCAGCATTTACAAAAATGCAAGGGTCGGCAACAAAATTTCAAACAAAAATGTCAATGGGATTTGCAAACATAAAGAATAATTGGTCTAAATTTTCTTCATCGATAATGAATATGCAAAACGCCTTTAGATTTTTAGCGATAACATTAGGAATAAAAGCGTTATCAGGTGCGATATATAATTTAGCATCAACAGCCGATAGATTAGTTAAAACTTCAAACTCAATAGGAATAACAGCCCAAAGACTGGCGGAGCTAACTTTTGTCGGAGACAGATTAGGAGTTTCTCAAGATGTAATTACAACAGGACTTCAAAGACTAAATAAAAACATGGGAGATTTGAGAACAGGCACAGGTACAATGTTAGAAGCCATAGGTAGATTAGATTCGTCTTTATATAAACAATTAAAAACGGCAACAAATACATCAGAAGCATTTGAGATGATAATTGAAGCATCAACAAAAATGCAAGACCCATTTAAAAAGACAACGTTGTTAGTTAGTGCATTCGGAAGAACAGGCGTCGAAATGATGAAGCTAACAAAGGCAGGGGCTGGAGCTATTAAATTATACACAGATAAATTTAGAGAATACGCGGGAGTTTTAAATAGTGATGCTTTGGACGGTGCAGAATCATTTATGGACAGTATGGCTAATATGAAGTCGGCAATGTTTGGATTATATTTGAGTATGTCGAAATATGTATTGCCTGAATTAGCTAAACTTATAGATAACTTTGCAAAATGGGTAGCGGAGACCAAAGGGCAGGCAGTAAAAGATTTTGCTGAAAACATAAAATCAATTTCACAAAACTTTGCAACTCTATCGGAGAATATAAGTAAGACAGTAAACGGTATGTTATTTATCGGAAAGGCTTTGGTAGGTTGGACGATATTAAAAACAATCACGGTAAGTCTTGCCCCATTATTACTAGGCATAGCATCGTCATTTGGAATAGTTACAAAGGCGGTAATAGCAACAGGAACAGCGACAGCCGTAGCAAAAACTGGAATGATAGCTTTTGCTGCATCGTTTGGATTCACTCCAATAGGAATGCTTGTCGCAGGAATAGGGGCTTTAGTTGGATTAACAGCCGTATTATGGTTAAACAGTGCGAAGTTCAGAGATTCAATAGGCGGTGTGTTTAAGTTTTTTGGTGGAATGTTTTCAAATCTTTTTGGAATAATAAAGATGATGGGCAGTTTCAATAAAGGCAAGATATACAGCGGAGCAGAACTATCGGCAATAACCATAGAGAAACTACAAAAAAAATCGTTGGATAATTCAACAAAAATGAAAGAAAACTATTTAGCATCGGCAAAGGCTATGAAAGATGCATCAGAAGCCGAAAACTTTAAATCCAACGCTGAAAAAACAAACAGACTAGCCCCAATAAGTAGGACTATAATGGAAATAAGACAACAAGAGCTTTTAAGGTCAGCGGCTGAAAAAATGTATTTAGGAATAGAAGTTTCGCCAAAAGAAGGAACATTCCTAGAACAAATGAATTATAAAGTAAAAGGCATCAAAGGGCTTGACGCATATACAACAGTTACAACATCGGCAGGCAGTCAATGAGTTATCAAGACAGAATACAAAAGCCATACTGGCTATCACCTAATGGAATAAGATTTTATCTAAAAACAAAAGAATATAGCGAGTCATTCGACATACACGCAATAGATATAGACAATTTAGGTGACGGGGCAAGCCGTGAGGTTTGTGGACCACAACCAGAACAATATCCAATAACGACAATATTTTTTGGAGAAAATCACGATACAGAAGCCGAAAAATTTAAAAAAGAACTGAAAGAAAAGGGAACATCTTTTTTACAGTTGCCTTATGGTGAATTAAAGTTTGTAACTGTCTTGAATGTTAAAATGACTTACAATACAACCGAAGACACAAACACAACAAGAGTAAATGTAACATTTATTGAAGATACGCAAATAGTCAATGATACCGACAAGGTAAATTCTTTATTTTCGATATTCGGAAAAATTCAAGATGCATCAGGTTCATTGTCAGGCGATTTTGCAAATGGTGTAAAAGTGGTTTCAGCAGGCGAAAAGAATGGGCTAGTAAATTCATTTTCTAGCGGACTTGCAAAAATGAATCAAAGTTTAAAACCCTTAGTAAGTGGAACAATGGAAGCTGTATCAAAGTTTACAAATACGGTTACAAATATAACGAGCAATGTTCAAGACATTGTAAATACGCCTTTATTGTTGGCTAATCAAGTAATGAGATTAAAAGAAATACCAGCAACAATAATCGGAGCTTACACAGAAACAAAGAACGCTTATAAAAGTTTGTTTGAAAATACATTGCCAGACTTTTTAAGTTTAGGCGGTTTTTTGAATCGAGAAAAAAAGAACGAAGTATATACAAACGCTTTATTTTCGGGTGGGGCATTGTTGGGAATGTCGGAAGCGTTTCTTAATACAAATTTTGAAGTCAAAGGCGATGCGATAAACGCCGTTGAGATACTTCAAGAGTCATTAGAAAGTTATCGAGAATTTTTGGATCATTCGCAAAAGACATTTGAGGAATCTGGACAATTAGACAAACAATACATAGTCAATTTTGAAACACTTCAAAAAATTCAAGATGCAGTCACAGAAGTTTCGGGAAGTTTGGTTCAGATTTCTCAAAATCTAAAGAGAGAGTTTGAATTTGAAGTTTCAAGCGATACAACCATTTTAAACATTGCCAAAGAGTATTACCCAGAAGAATTAAAGAAAGGCAATGGCATATTAGACAAAATAATCAAAGAAAACAGATTAAAGAATGATGAAATATTACTAATACCACAAGGAAGAATGATAAAGGTATATATATGATATTTGGCGAGTATAAATTAAAGCCTAATGAAACACTAGAAAATGCCTCAAAGTCTATTTATGGCTTTCTACAGACCAAAGAATTAGGCGTTTTGAATGGCAATGTTAAATCAGGCGATACAATTAAATACGAGTTAGAAGAAACAAAAACAGTTGGAGAAACCGAGATAATAACAACAGGCGATATAAAAACTTTCAGGTTGGTAATAGGCGATAAGATAGTAGAAAATATAATCGGTTACGAGTTGAAAGAAAGTTTAACCGAAATAAAGACCCTAACAATAAATCTAAAATACGATAACAATGATTTTGTGAACAGCCTTAAATACGGAAAGGCAGTTTATTTTTACGAGAATGGAGAAAAAGTATTTACAGGATTTATAAAAGCAACTCCAAAGACAAGAACAAACGAACTAAAAATGATGACGATAGTATGCAAATCAAAAGCAGGTCTTTTAATCGATAGTCATTTTCCTTTAAGTTCATACCCAATAGAATTTAACAACCTTTCGTTTAGGCAAATAGTAAGCAGAGTTGCAGCAATAAAAGCGGTTAAGGTAAATTTCCAACAAGGCAATGAACTATTGATAGACTCAACATATTCAAATGATTTTGGAAATGGAGTAAGTGCCAAAATAGATGAATCAATAATGGGCTTTATTGTAAGGTTGGCACATAGCAAAGGCTTAATAGTTACAGACGATGAAAACGGCAATTTATATATTTTCAAGAAGAAAGAAACAAAAGAGCCTTTCATGATTGAAGAGGATAAATTTAACGGATTGGCAAATGTAAAAGAAGAGTTAAACCTTGATAGTTTAGCAGAAGAATACACAATATTTAGCCAATATAAAGACAATTCGGGATTTGGTCAAGCGAGGATAAAAGATTTTCCATTGCCTATAAGCAAAACAAAGATATTAGAAAACAACACATCAGACAATTTAAACGATATAGCGAAGTGGTGGCTATGCAGAGAATTAGGCAATGCTATAAAATATAGAATAACCATTCCAAACGCAGTAATAAATGATAGAAAAATAAAGACAGGCGATGACATAACATTGAAAGTCCCAAGTATGAATATAGATAAAAATTTAGTAATAGAGTCAATAAAAAGAACAGTTTTAAAATCGCAAGTAATAAATTTGACTTTAACAATTCCTAACGCTTATAATGGCAATATACCAAGTATAGGAGATATACTATGAAGCGTTTTAAAATATTAGATATAATCACCGAAAAATATAATTTAGGCATGAGAATTATCAAAGGCGAACGCTTCAAAAGTGATAATCATAGAGCTATACAATACCATTCAGGCGGTGATGATTATTGCCCAAGCGACAATGTAGAAACACTTGTAAATGAGATAGGCAACAACGCATCAACAGCAGTATTATCATACAAAGACCAGATAGAAAGAAAATCAGCCAAAGGCGAAAAAAGAATTTACGCAACAGATGAAAATGGTTCAGAAATACAAGTTGAAATTCATTTAAAAAACAATGGTGATATTTACATAAAAGCTAATAAAGATGCTAAAGTTGAAATAGACGGCAATGCGGAAGTTAAAGTAAACGGACACGCGGAAATAGAAGTAACAGAATACACAACATTAACAACGCCACTTTTTACAATAAAT